CAAACCGCCGAGATGTCCATGAACGGAAAGCACCGGAGCGCCGAATCGGGGTTGAGGTTGAAGATGTGATGCCTTCCCGGAATGAGCATCTTCGCCCCGGCCTTGAACGCTTCGATGAATTTATTGAGCGCGTCGGGGTTTCCCGCCGCCGGGTATCCTTCGTGGTAATGCTTCTCCCCGGCCGGGCCCTTTGAGCAGTCGTATCCGAGCAGATAGATCGGGTTGGCACCGAGGACCATCGCCAGGTTCAACGCGCCATAGCCGCTGTTCTGGCCGTGATACAGCCCTTCCTTACAGCTCTTTGTCCACCCGATCTCCCCGGCCGAGGGAATCGAACACACGTCCGCCGGGTAGGAGTAATTCGACAGGTCAAGCCACACCTTCACTCCGGCGAAATGCGCGAAGGCCGCCTGGTAGTTCCGCTCCGGCCCGTCCGGGTTCTTGGCCCTGTAGTCGGCGTCGATCTTGCCCGACATGAGGTCATCCAAAAGCGGCCGGTCCATCCCAAAGACGATGTCCGCAAAGGGCACGTCGTAGAACGCCTTATTGATGGCGATCACCCTCTCCCCGCGTAGCCGCTCGAAGTCAAATCCTTTGAGGCTGGGCCCGCCGCCGACGATGAAGCAACGCTTCCCCCGCCATGCTCCATCCGGGAACCGTTCAGAGAATGAAACCTTCCCCTTGGCGACAGACCGGTAGTCCTTGAGGCGGCGGGCGTCCTTACGGGAGCGCTCGCCCTCGGCAATGATCCGGGTCACCCTGGGGTCGTTCATTCTCAGCACCTGTCGGGCCATGTCATCCTTGGAAAATGGCGGACGGGGAGCCCAGAAAGACTCCCCGCCCGCGTGTGTGCACGGTTTGCTCTGTTGTCCGCGCTTAGCTGATGTTGCAGCGGACGATCTGTTCCACGTCGGCGACGGTCCCGCCGAACCGCATCCAGCCGTAGGCGACGTCGGAATAGGTTTCGGCCTTGAACTCGTCGAAGATTTTGAGGTCCATCCGATTGCCGCCGACGAGCTTGTTCTTCGGCAGGCAGACGTGGTAGTAGCTCGAGCTGGCCAACATCGTGGTGGGCACGAGCTGGAAGACGTAGGACACCTGATTCGGCGAGCCGTCGAACCCCTGGAGCACGAGCTTCAGGGCGTTGTTCAGCCGACCGACCAGGGCGAAGGGACAGACGACTTTCAGCGGCGTGTTGAAACTCACGCCATAGCCCTTGTCCTTCACGGCGTCGAAGATCTGGAGGGCGGCGGCGTTGAGCGTCGCAGCGTCCCGGCCGGCCAGGTACCCGGCCGTTCCCGAGGCCACCCCGTCCGGGTGAGCCTGCCAGGTCATGCGCTGGGCGGCGTAGGTGGCCCCGACCGCTTCGATCAGCGCGTAGAAACTCCCGGCCTTCGTATAATTGGCCTTGTTGATGAAGGACTTGGCGTTGTTCTCCAGCTGCCAGAACTTTCGGTCCTCGATCATCGTCCGGTGCCAGCCCAAGCCGGCGCCGTAGAGGTCGTAGCCGACCTCGACTTTCGAGCCGCTCATCGCATAGATCTGGGCGGGTTTCCCGATGGGGACCTTCGAGAACGTGAGGCCATCCTCGACGTCGTAGATGGTGAACCCGTCGTCGTTGGAGTTCCGGGCGTCGATCATGTCGAACACCTGCTCGTAGCCGATGTCGAACATGGGCAGGGCCTGGTACTTCTGGATGACCTCGTGGATCGTGGTCTCGAAGTCGCCGGGCGTGCCGAACGCCTGAAGCCGAGCTTCCAGGCGCTGCCGCTGGGAGGCGAACCGTTCGCCGGAAGCCGTGAAGTTGAGAACCTTGAAGATGTCCGCCCGCGCCTCGGGCGTGGCGAAGTCTTCCTGGGTGAGGGGCCGTCCGAAAAGTTTGTATGACATGGTGATGGCTCCTGTTACGCCGCGCACAGGCCGTTGAAGGCCACGAGCACGGTCGTGTCGTCCGCTCCGGCCGTCTTGAGACAGCGGCCGCAGAGGGTGTTGGACCCGGCGGTTCCGGTGAGTGAGGCGCTGGCGGCCTCGTAGTACACCTTCGCCCCCTGGGAGATGCCCTCGCCCGAACCGGCCTTTTTGGCCAACTCGACCTGGTCCATCTGGGAGACGACGGTGACGATTTCTCCGGCGTCCTTGGTTTCGTAGAAGAACCCGACCGTGTCGCCGATCTTGGTCAGGCCCATTTTGGTGCACCCGCCGCTGGGAACCGTGTAGTTGTCCAGCGCCTGATAGTGCTGACTCCGCATACCGACGCTCATGATGACCTCCTAGAGCGTCCCCGAGGCTTATCAGTCCTTGGGGAGAAGAGACTTGTCGCTGATGTCCGGGAGCGAACCTTCCCCGCCGGCGTTCGCGTTGCCGCCCTTTCCGTCCGTGCCTCCGCCCGAAGCGTTGCCTTTGTTCTGCGGGGTGGTGTTCCCGCCGCCCTTGGTCCCGGCCTTGCCGGGTTCCCCGAACAACTCCTGACCTTCCGCGACCGCGGTGTCCATGAACTTGTTCAGGTCGTCTTTGAGCTTGGCTTCTTCGGTTGGGGTGAAGGACTTTTCGAACTGCTTGCGAACGTACTTTGCGAGACGTTCGTCCTTTTCAAGCGCGGGACGTTCCTTGAGCACGGCTTCGAACTGCTCCCGGGCCTGAGTCTTGAGGCTGCTGGATTTGTGAGACGCCAGCGAGTCCTGAAGGGTTTTCTTCTCCGCCTCCAGGGTGGCGACTTTCGTCTCCAGCTCCTGACGCTTGCGGATGTCGTAGCCCTTCGCGTTGTTGATCTTCTCCTCCACGTGCTCACGCATGAAGGGGTCTGAGGTAAGCTCCGCGATCTGGAACAGATCGGACGGCTTGTGCTTGCCCTCCTGGATGGCCTTGCGGATTTCTTCCAGGGTCATGGTCTTCTCGCCTCCTTGGCGGTTGGTCTCCGCGAACGCCTGGAGCTGCGCAATCAGCGTCGCCCCGGCAAACGCGGGCTTATCGATCGCGGAATTACTCAGCGCAATCCCGTTGATCTCTTGAATGTCGGCCTCTTGAACATCAAATTCCCGGGCGTTCTCCGGTACCCGAACGATGGCCTCGATCGAGGCGACATCGAAGGGGATGTCCTGAAACTGAGGGTAGATGTAGACGGCGGCAACGGAGGACATGGCGTCCCCGACGCGCTTGAAGAGCTTGCCGACGACTTCGCCGATGGGTTGCCGGTTGGCATAGTCTGAGGGCTTGGCGTCCGGGCCCTTGGCGGGGTGGCCGTTGTAGACCGGGGCCCCGAGTCCGAGCTTGGACGTCAGGGCTTCGATGGCTGAGCGATACCAGCGCTGGAGGGTGGCTCCAATCCCGGCAACCTTCGGCTGAGCCTCCCCTTCCTGACCGATAACGAAGGCGAGGATCTTCGGGTTTGGGTCCTCGCGTTTGATATCGGAGATGGTACGGGGGGAGACCATGCCCATGACCTCATCGGAGGACATGGCCAGGAGCCGGCCGAGAATGCGCGTGGTGTTCATGGTGATAAGTCCTCCGGCATTACCCCTAATCGAATGGCCATCCGCTCTTCTGGCGATAACTCCGTGTTTTCTTCTTGGGGTTTTATCATCCTCATGAAGGCGGCATATCGCGGAGAGATTGAGCGAATAATGGATAATTCCCATCCGGCCTTCGGGCCTTTTACATAAAGCCGTTTGCCGCGAAAATAGCGCGTGCTTCCGCGCAGTGCCTGAGCCCACCATATTGGGACTCCATCTTTTCGCAGTATCAAGCGTTTCATGTCAGCCCTTCTTCGCCCGGCCCTTCTTCTTCTCGGGCTCCGCTTCCGTCATGGGCGCGGGCTCGGTTTTCGTCTCCGTCCCCACGTACTGCTTCCGGATCTCCTCGATGTTGCCGGTGGTGATCATCGGACCCTTGGCCGGCCGCCGCTTCCCTTCCTCTGGGCGGGTCGGTAGTTGCGGCTGGATCGTGTTCGTGGTCAGCGCGGGCTTGCGCTCACGCACTTCCGGCCGCGGCGCCTCCACCTCGTTTGTCGTGATGGCTTTCGGTTTCTGCTTCTCGTCTGTCATGTCATTCCTCCTCTTCCTCGGTGTTGTCTTCCTCACCCTCGTCGGGGTGCATCTTTTCGAAACGCTCCATTCTTTCGTCGCTCTCCTCGGAAACGCGCTGAGCTTCTTCAGTGGCGTTGATGTTGGGAATCTGCTCGAGCACGGTCTGGAGGCTGATCGCCCCCGAGCTGTAGAGCGGGAGCCAGGTCTCGGTGATCCGCTTCCACGTCTCCGGCGAAACCCTGGGGATGGATACCTTTACCCGTTCGGGGACCAGCGGCGTGGTCTTGGCGTTGGCGTTCCAGATCGCCATCGCCTTGCGGATGAGCTCCTGGTAGGCCCCGATCCAGATCACGCGCTCCTTGGAGGTGGCGGCCTCGACCTGGTCGGAGGTGACTTCTGACCCGGACCCCAGCTTGGTGGTGAGATCGCCGAACCCAAGGAACCCGATGGGAACGCCCGTCGCTCCACTGATGATCTTGGCCAGGATCAGGATCTCCGTCTCGATGCCCCGCTGCGCCTCGGCCCCGGGCGTCAGGTACAGGAGTTGCCCGGTATGGGTAAAGAGCTTTCTAACCCGCCAGTTGTTGGCAATGTCCTTAATGGCATCCTTCATCGCCTTGGCTTCGTCGGCCGTGGCGCACTGGATATGGGGGACGGGAGACCCAAACAGGCGGTCGATCTCGCGCCAGTCCCGGAGCGCCTTGCTCAGCCATTCGATCTCGGTCAGACACTTGCCGACCTTGGGCGTGGGCTCGTTCGGCTTGTGGACCCGCCCCCCGAACCGGGCGTAGACGAAGCTGTTTTCCTCGAGCGATTTAAGCCCGGAGCCGTCTTTCCATTCCACCCGCTGATACCAGAGATAGTCATCTTTGGGGTGGACGATCGTGTACTTGGTCTCGACCCGGCTCATGTACCGGAGTGAGACCTGCTGGTCGTCATCATTCCACTCCAGTACTCCCAGAAAGCAGCCCTCGAGCTCGCCTTCCTTGGCCAGGTCCTGGGGCATCTCCCGGTCCAGGCCGTTGTATTCGAAGAAGTCACGGACAAACTGCATTTCCTTGGACTTTGCGTCACCCGGCCCGCCGTTCTCGTTGACGGCCGAGACCGAGAGCCCTTGGCCGATAATGAAAGCGGCCCGCGTGTCGACGATGTTCCCGAGCTGCACGCAGCCCCATTTATCGACAGCCTGGTACTTCTTCGCGGCTGAGTCGATTATCTTCTGGTATGACGTGAAGGCGTTTCCCGAGTAGACGGCCGTTCCTGCTGTCGCCCGGTCCGCGACGTCGTCGATGACGAAGCCCTCCACCTCTGCCAAGCGGGCGGCCAGGTCGGCGTTTTCTTTTGCCAGGGCTTCGAGTCTGCGGGCCGTCTTGAATATGGCCATCAGTAAACCTCTTCGTCGGATTGGAAGGCGACGGCTTCGACCCCTGACTTGGCGTGCGTATAGATTCCGTAGATCGTGGCCTTGATAGCGTGTTCCTTACCGGGGCCAGGAACCGGGAGAGAGTGACCGTCCTTGTCCTTCTTCCACACCCAGGACCTGACTTCCTTGACCAGGTTCGGGGATCCCTCGACGATGTGGATCTTCTGAGCCTTGAGGAAGTCGATGCTCGCCCGGACACTGTCTTGACCCTTGAGGGAGGGCTTGGCGTTGAGGCCGTTGTCGCAAAGCTCTTGAATGCTCTTGGGCTCGGCCGAGTCCCAGTAGGAATCATCGTTCCTGGTGACGCCGAGGGCCAGGGCGCGGACCGCAAGGGCGGGGTTGGTCAGGCCCTTTTCATACAGCAGTTCCTCAACCCAGTACTCATCGGCGCGGCGGTAGATCTTGACCAGGGCGGCCTCGTCGATCGAGTAGCCGAAGTCCCCGCCGTAGATAATCTCATCGAAGGCGATGGTCGGCAGCGGCTGCACGTCCCAGTTGAAGATGACGCCCTCGAGCTCTCCCCATTCCCCGAGAAAGTAGATGTTGTAAAAGTTCTTGTCGTCCGCAGCGGCCGCCTTGAGCATGGAGATGTATTCTGGTTCCGCCCAAGGGTTATCAAGGACGGTGACGCGGATCTTCTCGGCCGCCTTGGGGAGACGCTGCCAGTTGCGCTCATAGATCCAGGAAGTCTTGCCGATCGGGTTGAAGTCGCCGATCATCTGCCGGAATGCGAGCGGGTGTTTGGAGCGGGCCCCGCGGAGGCGAAGGCCGAGCTCCCGATAGTCATCCTCGCGGAGCTCCGTCAGCTCGTTTGCCCAGATGAAGTTGACGTCCGTCAGGGACTTGATCTTCTGGTAGTCTTCGCGGTTATTCATCCCCGTAAAGACCCAGGTCTGATTTCCGCATTGAGCCGTCCAGGAGCTGCGGTCCAGGCGGAAGGGGCGATGAAGCGCGTCGGCCCGGCGCTCGATGATGTCGAGCGTGGACTTGCGCAGGCTGGCCAGGGTCTTCCGAACGACGACGATCTTCTGTCGCTCGCCGGGGTTCAGGATGCCCTGGAGAAAGAGCTTGTCGGCGATCGTGTAGGACTTGCCGGCACCGGCGC